TCATCAAAATCCATTTGTTTAATTTCTCTTCTACCACCAACAACGTCAAATGGATAAACAGGTGGTAAGTAAGTTTTAAATACTCTTGCTAATAATCTAAATTCTTGTTTCATACCTGAATATAATCTTTTGTGTATTGCAGACATAACACGTGATCCACGTTCAAGAAGTGCAACTGTTGTTCCAACTGCAGCGCCTTGGTTACCATCGCCCACTTGCATATCAGCAATAGCCGCGAACCTTTGACCTGCTTGCACAACAATTCCCATCAGTTGTAATAAAGTAGCTGAAGGTTCTTTGTAAGGAAGAGTCATAAAAGCATCTCTTAAATTACCACCGGGCGCATCTACATCTCTAAATTCACCTGGTTGTAATGGTGCTGCTTCATCTCTAACTCTTATTCCACGTTGTTTGAATCCAGCTGGCAGATTAGATAACGTTCCCGCATCCAATAACTGTCTCAAAGCTGCGGTTGCTGTTCTAGACAGTCCACCTATCATGTGGATTAAACCGAAACCATAAAAACCTAAACCTGGTAAAAATTTAAAATGTACAAAGTATTGTATTTTATTTTTCTTTTGATCATCAGGTTCAAAGTTTCTTCTAACTGATAAAACTTTTCTTGAAGACTCATCTACAGTTACAATGTAAGGAAGTTTAATTCCTGTATCATTTAACTCTTGATCTTTATCTTCAAATCCTTCTAAATCTAAATTTACATGACACTCTAACAAAGTATAAATGTTTTCTTGTTTACCTGTTTTTTTAGTTCCTTCTAATTCTCTCTCTTTAGATTCAACTTCGTCTTTAGTTACACTTTGAGGTTTTTGTAATTCTATATCACTATAAAAACCAGCAACTTGTTGTTTTCTTAAATCATTTTCAGAAATTTTTATTGTTTGAATAATTGCTTCTGCATCTTCTAGTGATGTAGCTGTGTATGGAACGACTAAATCATCTGCTGGAACAAACTTAGAAACAGCTCGTCCTAGTAAATCATCATAATAAACTTTTTTAAATGTAGATCCCGCTAATGGTAAATGAAATAACATTTGATCAAACTCTGGTTCATACTCATTCATTTTTTCCATTAACTCATAATTCATATATTCTTTAACACGTTGTGCTTGAGATTCTTTTTGTTGATCTGGGTTACCAACTATTTGAGTTCTAACAGGTCCTTCGGCAGGTAATAATTCTTTATAAGCTCCAGCTTGAAATTGTGTTACGGCTTCAGCAAGTACAGGGTGAGTTGCACCACTTGCTCCTTGAAATGGTTCTGTTCTTTTTTCATATTTAAAACCAAGTAATTCTAAACCAGTTGTGTAAGCTTGTTCCCAATCTTTTCTTGAAGCTTTGTAATCCATGTAGTTTTCTACTAAGTCAGTTCCTATTGGATCTAAAATGTCTTCTGGTAATAGTTCAGCTAAGTTATCAAAGTGATTGGGTGTTCCTTCAATATTTACTTTGCTAGGATCAAAATTAATTTCTACGCTACCATCTTCTTGAGGGTTAACCTCTACAGGTTCTTCAGAAGCTTCTACTTCCTTCTGCTCTGCAATTTGTATTTCTTCTTCCGGATCAACCGTTATTGATGTCTTTACGTTTGGTAAAGACTTGTCTATGTCTGCCATTTATTTTCTCCTGTGTATTTGACACTTTAACCTGTTTTAAAGGAACATTCAACCCTTGTGGATTAGGTCCTCTTTTAGGTGGTATTGTTGTAGTTAGTTTTTTCATTTATTAAAATCAGTCATGTTATCTTCAAATAGAGTGCCTTCTTCAATAACATCATCGGGAACACCATCTTCAACATCTTTCATCTTACCATCTTCATCTGGTCTAGCTGTATATTCTTCATACTCTTCAACTTTTCTAGAACCTTTTTCACCTTTTATTGGAACTTCATCTACTCTATAACTCATATAAACTTCTTCATAACCTGGAACATCCATGTCACCTTTTCTAGTAATTTCAATGTTTCCAGCAAAGTCTTCTTCCATATAATAATCATCATATTTATATGCAGTAGCTTTATCTTTTGTAGCCATTGTTTCATCGCCCATTGTTTTAATTTTCTTAACTAGATTTAAAAAGTATGGAGGTACCCCACCTGTTGCTGCTTCTTTTGTAGCTTTTTCTACAACCTTAGTTGTTGTTGCAAGTTCATCTCCAAAGCCTAACATCTTAGCAATAACAACTGCACTACCCGCACCTGTTGCTTTTAAAAAGTCTCTTCGTGTTAGATTCTGTGCCGATAACACTTCATCAATTTCTTTCTCCATAATTTCTTTTGTCGTATTGTCTACCGGTAGTTTTCTATTTTTAGCATATGCTTTTAATAATTTTAAACCAGGAAATATAGGTGCTGTAAGTTCTGCACCAAGAGTTACTTGATCTGCTAATACTTTAGGACCAATAGTCGATCTTCTATCTTTTTGTTTTTGTTCTTCTGATCTAATTAACTCTGCTAATCCTGTTTTTTCTGTAATAACTTTTGTACCTTCTGATCCAACTAAATTATTTAAAAAATCAGTAAATATTCCTGTACCTTTAATGTTAGATGGTAATACTTCATCATAGTCTTGAACATAACCTTGGCTACTTCCACCTGTAATTTTAAACGCGGGTTTTTGTATAAGGTCCGCGGTCAACTGACCGAGTGCAGGTAATACTCTTGCACCAAACTCACCGATTCTAATACCAGTCTCTGCTAATCTATCTGCGTAGTATGCATAGTTTCTTGGATCGATCATGTCATTTAATAAAGCAACAGGGTTCATGGTTTCTCTGTAGCTATCTGCTTTTGGTAACTCAGCATCTGGGTTCAATAAAAAATATTCTAATTCTTTTGCAAAGTTATCATCAGCACCAACTGCACCGCCGCCGTTAAAACCAACACGGCCACCTGTTGCATAGTCATATAAAGGTGCGGCTGTTGTTTTATCTATATTTGGAACTTCCATTGCTGCATCCATTTCTTGTAATCTTTTATCCATAACATCATCGTCTTTTGATATTGGTGTAGACTCGACAGATGCTTTAGTGATTTCTGCTAATAAATTACCATTTGTTTTTATAAATTCATCTACTGTTAGACTTCCTTCAGTTACAGCTATAATAGCATCACCTATTTTTCTTGCTGCATCTTTGTTTTTTGTAAACCAATTAGCTGCACCTAACGCTGCTTCTGCGGAAGGAATACCCATCACATTAGTAAAAAAATTATAATCTATAACTGCAGCTGCAGTTGAAGGACCTACCCTTAGTCCTTTAAGAGGTATTGAATTATATACCTCCTGTAAACTATCTCTCATTTTTTTAAATACTATTGCTTTTTTAGAAAAATCAGATTTTTTAAGAGGTTTATCTTTTAATTTTTGTTCTATTAATTTTAAATCCGTGCCCATATTAGTCATGTAAAAACCATAAGTTTTATTCATGTTTTTTAATTCAATAGCAGCTTCTTTTGTTATTTTATTTCTGTTTTTTAAATCTATTCCATCATCTATATTTCCAAATTGGAAAATAGGTGTTTTAACTTTATTTGCTTTTGAAAAAGATTTTGAAAATTTATTGTAAACTTTAATAAAAGGATGGTCTTTTTTGTTAATAACTTTTCCTATATCTTTTTCTGTTATTTCTTTTATACCATGTGTTTTAGCTTTTTTAACATCAACTTCAGTAATAGTATATTTTTGTTTACCAGTATCTAAATTTGTAACTACAGGATAAGCAAGTTGTAATTTAAGATCTAGTTCTATTTTAGCTTGATTTGTTTTTTTATTGAATAAATTAGAAAATCTAGTTAATACAGGTAAACCATTTTTTAAAGCTGTAGTTAATCCAGGTCCTTCATCAATTACAAAAAGATTTTTTGCTCCAACATTTTTTGCTTGTAAATTAACTAATTTGTTAATATCTCTTCTTATGTATTGGTGTGTATTTCTTTTGTCTCCAAAAAAAGCATCTATTTCTGCAAATTTAAAATTTCTTACATCCCCTTCTTTTACTATTCCATAAATAGGGTGTTTACTAGATTCTAAAACATTAATAATTTCATTTTTATTTTTAACATTTATTTTTGTATTTTCATCTACACTAGGTCTAGCTCCTTTTAAATACTGTAAAAAATCATATGAACGAAGACCTGCTCTAGACATAAACTCACTTTGTTGTCTTGGAGAAGAACCATCAAATTTATTTTTACCACCAGCTAATACGTGAGCAATTCTTTCTAAACTTCCAGAAGGATTTTTATCATAAATCTTACTAATTTTTTCTATTTCTAAATCTGTATTTTTAATTTTTTGATTTGTATAAGCTTCGTGTGCTTTTGATTGTCCCTTTCTTTTAATTAATTCATTATTGGCTATTAAAGTTTCTGCAACTGATGACCCATATTTTGCTTGACTAACACCTAATTTATTTTTAGGGTCAATTAATTTTAAAATATCTTTAGGACCATAACCTTCATTATATTTGTCAATAAAAAGTTGTTTTAAATTATCATCATTTATAACTAATTTTCCTCTGCCATCGTCTGAATATATTCTTCTAGATTTAGGATCTTTTATAAATTCAATAGCATCTTTAGTAAGATTAGTTTTATCATAATAAAGTTCGTTTTTAACCGTACCTGGTATTTTTTCACCTACAACAGGTTCTCCAACAACATTTAATAGTTTATTATAAACACCTACATTTTTATATTTTTGATCTTGAAAAGTTCTGCCTGGAGCGTTTAATATTTTTTTTAATGTTGTTTCTGAAATATAATTTTTTCTTAAATTAGGATTTATATTATCAAACGATTGTAAATTTTTTAATATACTTTTATCACCTATTTCATAAGTTTTACCTAGAGGTTTATTTAATTCAAAAGGAAAATCCATAGTTATATTAAAATTTTTTAAAGGATTATCTGCAAAGTTTTTTCTCATCATCCCGCCATCTGCTGCGTTCTCTTTTATAAATGCTGGAGCAAAGTTTTTTAATGGAATTATTTTATTTTTTCCTCCTCTAGCATTTTCAGGTCTGTCTTTTAAATATTTTAAATAATATTCTCTAGTCTCATCTTCAATTCCAGCCATAGGATTTCTGTCTTCAAAATCTTTGTATGGATTTTCTGGTACTGGTAACTCTGATGCAGGGAACACGGTGCCTGGACCAAACTTATCATCAATTTGTTTAATTGCTTTATCTAGTTCATCGTCATCAACTAACGCAAGTTTGTTACCAAGACTTTTGTCTTCGTCATCTATAAATGTGTTACGTTCTGGATCAAATATGTAAGCCAACTATTCCTCCTTTTGCAAAGTCTTCTGGTTCGATAGGATCTCTTTCAAATATGTGATCGTTAGTATCTTCCATAATTTTGTTTACTTGTTCATCAGATAAATTTGCATATTTACCTTGTTTGCCTGCAACCAAATTTGCTTCTTTCATAGCATCTATTGGTTCTAAAGCTTTGATTGCTGTAATAGCATCTGATACAGGATCTGCAAGTGCAACAATATTTTCTCCACTAGATTTATCTGCTAAATCTAATATACCTTTTGTAATTTCTTTACCTTCTTCAGAATCAGCGGCTATAGCTCTAATGCCTTCATCTTTGTTAAACGGTATTACATTTGCATCGTTAATTGCTTGACGATACTCTTTAGCGTAAGTGTTGTATGCTTCAGGGTCCATCTTCTGTAATGCTTGCTCGTAACCCGTTATGTTTTCTCCGTGGTACGTGATTCGTTCCATTCTTTGATCTGGTTTATTTACGTAATAATATTTGGCATTATCACCTTGTGATGCAGGGTTCTTGTATTTGTTAAGTAGTTCTGCTTCGTCCGTTAATCTTTGTGTAATCTCTGTTGCGTTCATATACTCCAACGCATTCTTAGGACCAGTTCTATTTGTTGGTTGTATATTGTTTCTACTTACCCATTGAAATATATCTTCGTTATCTGGATCGAAGTTATCTAATTTTTTAAATACATCATCACCGAAATGTTTTCTCCATATTCTAATAGGATCTGGTGCGAAGAAATCTGATCCACCGTGGTGATGTTTACCTTGTTTTAGGTTTTGATAAATTTCATCATCTAGTTTGATGATTCCTTTTTCATGTAGCCTTGGTAAAAAATAAGTGCCATAACCTCTGTATAAACTTGAATTACCGCTCTCGTACCCCGGACCATTGTACAGTTTTTTATATCTAATCTGACCTGCTGATAGTTCGTCCGCACTAGGTGACTTAAATATATCCTCAGTCTCTTTTACTTTTTTCTGAAATTCATCCATTGTTTTTTGTGTTCTTTCTAAAACTTTTACAAATGGTAACTCTTCTAATGGTCTTTCCTCATCTGTTTTTTTATATATTTCATCTGGGTTTTTACCTTCATCAATAATACCTTTTTCTAATTTAGTTTTTTCAGCGTTAACACGTCTAAAAACACCAAGGTTGTAGAACACATTATCTTTCTGTGCTTGCGTTAATCTGATGTCAGGATTTTCTTGTATAAATCTTAATGTCTTTTCAAAGTTACTTTGTAGTTCATCTGCATAATCTCTCATGTACATATATCTATTATCCCTACCAACATTTCTAACATCAAATGGTCTAAATCTACTAGCATCGGTTAGTTTAGATCCAATAATAGTAAAATCACCTATCTGTTCTTTAGATAATCTCTTACCAATAAAATCTATACCAGCCGCAGTATCAGCTATCCCACCCTTTGGAGTAGGTTTCTTTGACATTAATTCTTGTAATAATTTTATTATATCATCCATAATATTCTCTTTTACGTTGCTCAGATGGTTCGTCTTCGTAGTCTTCTGGGTGTTGAACAAAACCACCTTGTCTAAATCGCATGAGAGCTTGTGTCGTAGAGTCGACTAAATCATCATGGTCACCATATGGAAAAGCCGCACATTCCTCTATTACTTCTTCGGCAAACTTTTGCTCAGGTGCCCATATCATACCAGATTCAAATAAAGGTGCAACAGAATTGACTCTAGCATGTTTGTCATTTCCTTTACTAGGGGTAAAATTCATAACAGGTATATTCATTTTTCTAAGCTCATAAGTCAAAGGTAATCCTGATGCTTTGGCCTCTACAATAACTGTTTCAGGTTTCCAATACTCATATTGTTCAAGGGCCTTGCGCCTTAGTTCTGGAAACTCGTATCGTTCTTTTATAGCATCTAATAATATTAAATTAGGGCCACTATCTTCTGTTGGATAAAATACACCCCAAGTAGTAATAGCACTGTAGTCTGCAGTTTCTTTTTTTAAAAATGCAGTATCATAAGATTGTATAACATGATCTAATGTAGGGATATAATCTTTATTATATTTTTGCCACCACTCACGTTTAAGAATTGCACCTTCTTCTGAAGTTGGATTTTGCATCCATTGTGCATTCCACTTACCAACTGGCAGTGTTGCCTGAACCTTTTCCAACTCATCTAACTTCCAATACTCAGGCCATACAGGTTTAGCGTTCCGTGATCCGTGGTCCATGATTGCTGGAAACTCGACCACGTGCCACTGATCAGCTTTAGCTTCAGTTTGGTTTTGTAATAATTTTCCTGTCAAATCTTTGTTAGACCATCTAGTCATAACTAAGACTATCTTACCACCAGGTTGTAAACGCTGACGCGGACCTGACGTGTACCAATCATAAGCAGACTCCATCGCAGTCGGGGATAACGCATCTTGCTCAGAATGTGGATCATCAATTATTAAAAGATCAGCACCCCGTCCGGTTATCGCACCACCTACACCAGCTGCAAAGTATTCACCACCTTGAGCTGTCTCCCACCTGCCCGCGGCTTGCGAATCTTCTCTTAAGGTAGTTTCAAAGATTTTTCTATAATCATCACTATCAATCAAGGTCTTAGCCTTACGACCAAATCGTATGGCTAGTTCTCCTGTGTGAGTTGCTTGGATTATCTTTAACTTAGGGGTACGGCCCACCATCCACGCTGGTAACAAGTAACTTGCAAATTCTGATTTCGTATGACGTGGAGGCATATTTACTATCAGTCTATTAATTTCTCCTGTTGCAAGTTGATTAAATTTTTCTGCTATGTGTCTATGGTGCGCGCCTTCAATAAAATCAGGCCACACACATTTGACAAAAGACATGAAGTCATTTCTAGCTTTGCCTTGTATCTTTTTTTCTGCATGCATTACTTGCAATGTTTTAAATTGTTTTCTTACATCAGAAGGGAGTTTACTTATATCTATATTATTTAAATTCATAAAAATTTTTGTAAAATTTTTTTCGCATCACAAAGATGTTGAAAATGTTTTTAACAGCTCTGTCTCTCTAAATCAAGCCATAAAGAAAAAAGCAGTGGGACCCCTTTTTTTGTAAAGGGTGCATGGGGTCAATGTAATTATCTATATTGAGATTGGATAGGGATCCGTGCGCCATGGCGCGTTAGCGCCATGGCAAGAAAGGTTACGCCCAACGTTTGAGCGCCTTGTGTTTAATTAAGATAGCCGGACCACTTACCCAGTCATCGTAACCAAATGCATACTTGTCTTTAGTAAATGTCATTCTCCATAATGCTGTCCCCTCTGGATTTAATGGCAAGTTCATTAGCTTGCCTTCTTCATTTACTATCAAGACATCACCATTAGGGAATGTGATAACCTCAACCATTCCACCAACAAAGTCTTGAGCCGTTTTTAAATCCGGCTCATCTTTGTTATCTTTGATGATCTTAAACTCTGGCTCTGTTGTGGTGTGTTTTAGTTCCATGCTGACCTCACTACTCCACCGTTGGTTGCTTTGTTCAAAGCTTCCAGGTATTCAGTTTCAGTTAACTTTAATACTTCTAAACAAAAATGATGTTTAGTCCCCTGGTCTGCGCCTGGTTTTAACAAGTACTCTGGAACCTGGTCCAATAGTTCTTGTCGCTTTGCGCCACCTGGTAAGTATTCTGCTTTAATTGTTTTTGTCATATATACCTTTCTATTTGTTAATATGGGATAATCCTACTCTATTAGCTGACCATTGTCAACCCTTTCAATACGATATTCTCCACCCCAACGATCTTCGTTCTTAACCTTGGCATAGCCTTGGGTTTCTCGTCTGTGTCTAATGAACTCGATCGGTCGACCATGTTCAATGTTTTCCATGTTCTGTGATAACCATTGCATTTTACATGATTGACCACAGAAATACTTATCTGAGTCTGGCGCTTGCCAACCATATTGATTAGGTCCTTGATCTAATGTTGCATATGCATATCGTCCACGGATTACTCCACGCGATTTTAAAAACCTATCTTGTGTAACTTGTTCATGACATCTTGGTCCTTGACAAAAATGTTTATTCATTAGTGCCTCACTTTCCATGTTGTAGTTGCTGTTCTATATCCGTGACTATCTAAGTCATAATAAACATAGTAAGGAGTTCCGTTCTTTGCAACTCCATATCTTGACTTGTCGTCATGTTTGCCTTTTCTTGTAATGTGCTTCTTATGTTTAGAAGCCCAATAAGTAATGTAAAATGTTTTGTTTGTCATATTATACCTTTCTAGTTAATAGGACTATCCTATATTATAGGATAGCCCTTGTCAAACTTTAATTTAAACTTTCTTCATATTTTTTTCTAGCCAATATCTTCGCCTCTCTTGATTGATGTTT